AAGATACAACAATCCAGTTAGCTCCACCTCTTAAGGTAGACTTATGGATTTGAGCTGAAATTTGGTTGATTGCAGTAATCAACGTTTGATTCCAGTCTTTTTGAGTATAAGGAGTTGATTGGTTGTTCAGACGCTTCCATCCGTTATAATCCCAACGTAATGTCCAAGCTGCACCTTTACGTAAGTCACGTAAGATTTCACGGTCAATTTCAGCTGCGATTTGTTCTGACAATAAAGCCGTTAATTCAGCCTCAGCATCAATGTTATGGAACGCCGCAACGTCTTGTGCTAATTCAGGAGACCATTGTGCTCTTAGTTTTCTTTCAGTAACAGAAACTGTAACAGATTCTAAGTCGAAAGATACCTCACCAATTTTGTCTTCAAATTCTAATTCTTTGTAACGTCTGTATGTCGCTGTGAATGATGTCTCAGTCGCTGCAGATGTAATTGTTGTACCTGTGTAACCATCTAAAGTATCAACACCACATCCGATACATGCTGGACAAGATAAATCAACCTCAACGTAGATAATTCCGTTTGTATCACAAATATCGTAGAATGAACCACCATTTCCTGTTCCAGGGAATGAAGTTCCTTGTCTTTCACCGTATTGAACGATACCTTTACCATATTGTTGAGTTACAACTCTAAACAATAATGGTGTTGTATTACCTAAAGTTGCGTTACAAGCTGAAGTTGCGGAAATTGCTAAACCAGCACCTTTTTTAATTGTCAAATCAGATAAGAAAGATTCAGTATCCATTTCATTACCATCAGGACCGATTAATTTACCTGAACCTAAATTGGTAAAACCTGATAATTTAACGATAACTTTTCTTACGTTTAGATTATTTAACTCAGTAGTTTCATCAACTAAATTAGAACCATCCCATACTTGTACTCTTGTGTTTAAAGTAACTGATGAATAAGAACCTTTTGAATAGTCGAATAAACCTGATGGGTCTAAACCTGGTTCAGAACCTTCATAAAATAAATCGTAAAGATTTTTAGAATAACCGTTACCGTCGTTATATCCTGAATTAACATCAGTAGTTGAACCTGGAGCTCCAATTGGTTGGAAGTGTTCGTTACCGTTATATCCTTGGATTTTAGGTACGAAGAAGAACAATTTACCGATAGGTAAGTTCATTGCTTGAACCGAAACGATGTCGTTAGCTAATAATTTTGAGAATACTCTTCTCACGATTGGGAAAACTACAGTTTCAAACGCTCCGTTTGAACCTTCTGCAGTTGCCTCGTTAATTAAAAAAGACGCTTGATTTTCGTATAACTGAGCTACGTTTTCTTTTAAGTGACCTTTTAATTCATCTAAGAAACCTAATTTGTCCCATTTGTTAATTGTATCTTCTTTGATAACTTTTAAATGTTTTAAACCTATGTTACCAACAAGACCTGATTCTAATAATGCTCCCATTGTGTTTTTTTTGTTTTTATTTGTTTTTAGTTTATTTTTTATTTAAGTTTACCCATTAAATCTTTCATTCGTAAGAATTGAGGATTTTCATAAGTTTTTGATTCAATTAAATTAACAGCAGAACCTGTAGAAGGTGAGTTGTCAATTGTTCTTTCAATTGATTCGTTAATTGGTTTACTTGAATTATCTTTATTTAATTCTTGTTTGATTGATTGATATAAACTTTTAGATTCTTTAATTGTTTCAACAGAATCAAAACGTTTTAAAATATTGATTTTTTCATGTTTAGTAGTTGTGTGTTCAGTAAACAAACGTGTAGCGTAAGCTAAATTTGAATTGAAAACCGCAACTTCATTAAGTTTATCTCTAAACACGTTTAAAGCGTTTCTATATTCTTCGTTTTTCTCTCTCAATAATGTTACTTCAGAATTTACAGATTCTTTTCTAAGATGTCTTGGTGCTGCAATTGGTTTGTCTAAACCATTTTTACCAAATCTTTTACCAGCTCCTAATGTTCTTGACGATTCACTTGTTTCACCACCTCTTTTAGTTGATTTTGGTTTAATTTTAAATTCACCATCTAAATTTTCACCATCTTTATAAGTAAATTTTGCTTTACCCGTTCCAACTGATTTAGGACCTTCTTTCTTTTTAGTGTTAAATCCACCTTCTTGATTAGGTTTTTTTGAGTATTTAAATTTGCTAGCGTTGCCCATTCCTGTACCTTTAGCTTTAAACGATTTTGATTCCATTACTGGTTCTTCGTAATCTTCTTCGTAATCTTCTTCTTCATCCATTTCAATTTCGTAAGAAACTCCATCTTCTTCATCTTCGTAATCTTCTTCGTCCAAAGAATTGAAAACATCATTAATCATACGATTCATAGATTCTTCATCTAATTCTTCGTTATCAAATTCGTTTACGTCTGATAGATAATCAACATCTTCCATTTCATCAAGTGAGAAATTACCTAAATCATCATCCATTTCTTCAAAGTCAATACCTTCTAAATCATAATCTTCACCAAAGTAATCTTCATCTGATTCTTGTACTATCATGTATTCTTTACTTGTTTTAGTATCTTTTAGGTTAATGTTACCGTCAGTATTTTTAGTTACAATAACTTCATCTTCAGGACCCATCAATTGGAAAACTTTAAGAACTTCTTCATCGGTAACATCATCACCGGTTAAGTCTATTGGTTCTTCGTCATCCATTGACATTTCTTCGTCGTCCATTGAGAATTCATCATCACCCATACTTAGGTCTTCTTCATCTTCAAGATTATCAGTATCCTCTACATCATCTGTAGGTTCAACCTCTGTGTCATCAATCTCATCTTCTTCCTCTTCTTGTTCGAATAGAGATTCTTTTACTAAGTCTTTGATTTCTTGCTTCATAGTAGATGCAAGTATTCCTTTTGCGTTTTCTGCAACGGCTTCCTCCAAATTCTTCATTTGAATAAAAGTCTCTTCAACTAATGTTTTTTCTTTTGCCATTTAAAAAAATGTTTCTTTTATTTCTAAATAAATATTAAGAAAATTAAAAAAAACTAAATTTTACAGTTGACTATATAAAAAAAAATAACTATTAATGATTTTTTGGTTAAAAAAAAAAGGGAAGACTAATGTCTTCCCCTTTAAAATTGTATTATTTTTAAGTTAAATTATTCTATAACCTCATCAATTTTACTTTCCACAATACCTGTGATTCTCCAATCCATAGTATAGTTTTCGTAAAGTTTAGTTACTTTGGCTTCAACATCAGTTGGTGTATAACCAAGAACTAATTTTTCTTCTCTCATTTTTTTAACTTTACCTGATTCAGTGTCTAATAAATCAGAACTAATTTTTGCTACAAAATACTTTTCTCCTTGTTCCATATTAAATTATTTTATCTATTTCCCAAATAATCGTTCAATTTTTTCATTAAGTCAAGTGATTTGTTATTACCATCTAATTCTTTTTCTTTTTTCGATTGTTTTTCTTCTTCAATATTTTCATCAAATTTCATTCTATCATTTGGGTCTAAGAATAAATAAGCACCTGGTGTTGATGGTGAAGATACTAAGTCAAAACAAATTAACTCAAAATCATCTTGAACTTCATTTTGTTCTCCCACTTTTTTAAGGGAACCAACACCTCTTGATGATATACCTAACGTAACACCTTGTCTTAGGTAGTTTGCCGCCATATCACCTTTAGTTGATACAATACCTCTTTCGTGGAAACCTGGGCTTGTAAGTAATTTTAAAACACCCATTAGTACATTACCTTCCCACCATACTTTAGTAATGATGTGAGATACACGGTCTAAATCAATTAACGATGATTCAGGGTGGTTCAATTCTGATAATGAAACACCCTTCTCAATCATTTTTTTATAATTTTCAGATTCTCGTTTTAAAATCCTTTCAGGATACACACGACCATTTCTATTTGGTGTGTCATATTTTTGTAGAACGGCATAAAATTCAAATGGTTTTGAATGGTCTAAAAAGTTAGTAGACTCCATTATGTATTTATTGTGTTCTGTTGTTGGGGAAATATATCCAGCATCTTGTTCGATTAAGATACCTTTACCCAATTCATATGGTTTTAATATTTTTAAATTCATTGTTTCTTTTAACAATAAATATTAAATATTTTCGGTTTTGACAGTTTTATTGATTGGTTTATTTGTTTTAGAAAGATAAAACTTAAAATATTGGTTATTTTTTAAATTATCTTGAAATATTTTAGTTGTGATGTTTTTTAAGAAATCTTTAATTTCGGTATCTTTAAACGTTAATGAGATATTATCTTTAAGAAAGAAATTAATTTCTAAATTCATAAATGATTTTTTATTTAGTGATAACCCGCTTGACCTTAAATCTAAGTCAACTATAAATTTATCATCAAAAAATGAATTTTTAACTTTATCGTAAAT